GGATTTTTCCCAGACAACGGATTTGACGTCAGCCTGCATTGCCTGGCAGAAGGACGACATCATCTGGATCCATTCGCACTTCTGGCTGCCGAGGAAGCGGATCGAGGAGGCCACGCGGAGGGACGGTATTCCGTACCAGATCATGATCGACCGAGGGTTTCTGTCTCCGTCAGGCGAGGAATTCATCGACACGAACGACGTGCTGGAGTGGTTCAAAAGCCTGGTGCGGGATTACAGGATATACCCGCTGCAGGTGGGCTATGACCGGTACAGCGCCCAGGAGTGGGTGCAGCTGATGGAGAAGGCGAGCTTCCACATGGAGAGCGTCTTCCAGGGCTGGAACCTGACGGGCATAGAGGATACTTTTGAGGGGATGCTCCGGGAGGGCCGGATCCGGGACATGGACGACAACGACCTGCTGAAGATCCACATGATGGACGCGGCTCAGCAGATTGAAACGGGGACCTCCGCGCATCCGCGGAAGAAACTGGTGAAACTTAGCAAAAACGCACACGTCGATGGTGTCGCGGCCATCCTGGACGCGATGTGCATGAGGGCGAACCACTGGGCCGAGATGGGCCGGCGGTTAATGAACGCGGGGTGATATTGTTGGGACTGATGGAAAAACTTTTCGGTAAGAAGGAGCCGCCGGCGGCGGTAAAGGCACAGCACACCTTTCAGCTGCTGGACGGGTACACTCCCGCGTTCCACACCTGGAACGGATCGATCTTTGAGTCGGATCTGATCCGGGCGGCGCTGGACGCGCACGGCCGGCACGCGGCGAAGCTGCAGTTCAACATTGAAGGCAGCGCAAAGCCGAACCTGCAGAACAGGATGCAGGTACAGCCGAACCCGTACACCACATGGAGCCAGTTCCAGTATCGGACGGCCGTGATCCTCTACGCGAGGAACACGGCTTTTTTAGTGCCGACGCGTGGGGAATACGGCGAGATGAACGGCGTGACCGTGATCCTGCCGGACCGGTGGGAGCTGGTCGAGTACAACGGGACGCCGTACATCCGTTTCTGGCTGGCGAATAACAAGCGCCTGGCCTGCAGCCTGTACGAGGTCGGCATCCTGACCCGGTACCAGTACAAGTCAGATCTGTTCGGCGACAGCAACGACGCCATGAAGGCCACGCTGGACCTGATCGAGATGCAGAGACAGGGCATCATTGAGGGCATAAAAAACAGCGCCACCTACCGCTGGAGTGCACAGAGCGACAACTGGGCGACGGATGCAGACCTGGCAAGCGAGATGGAGCGGTTCAACAAGTTCACTTTCCAGAACAAGAAGACCTCCGGCGGCCTGGTTCTTTTCCCGAACACCTACACTAACGTTCAGCAGGTGAAGCAGGAAGCGTACAAGGTGGATCCGGACCAGCAGAAGCTGATCAAGGACAACGTGTACGACTACTTCGCTGTGAACGAGGACATCGTCCAGAACAAGGCGTTCGGCGATGCCTGGCTTGCCTTCTATGAGGGCGCGGTCGAGTGGCTGGCGATCCAGATGTCGGATGTCATGACGCGGATGTTCTTCACAGAGCGGGAGCGGCAGTTCGGCAACCGGATCTTCTTCACATCGAACCGGCTGCAGTACATGAGCAACGCCGACAAGATGACGGCGATCAGCCAGATGGCGGACCGAGGCCTGATGACCCGCAACGAGCTGCGGGAGATCCTGAACCTGACGCCGCTGCCGGAGCCCTACGGGAGCCAGATCCCGGCCCGGGGCGAGTACTACGACATCACGAACCCGCCGGAGGACAAAGCGGCGGATGATCCTGACGGAGGTGCAGAAGATGGACAATAAAGAAACCAGGGCCTTTTCCTTTGAGGTGAGGGCCGAACAGAACGAACAGCATGGCACATTCATCACGGGGACGCCGATTGTGTTCAATCAGGCGACGGACCTGGGATGGTTTGAGGAAACGATCAGCGAGCGGGCGCTTGAGGGTACAGACCTGAAGGACGTCCGCTTTTTGATTGGCCATAACACGGGCATGATCCCGCTGGCCCGCAGCCGGAACAACAACGAGAACAGCACCATGCAGATGACGGTCACGAGCCGCGGCATGGAGATCCGCGTGGATCTGGACACAGAGAACAACGCGGAGGCGAGAGCGCTTTATTCCGCGGTGAAACGTGGGGATATTTCCGGAATGTCCTTCATGTTCATCGTTGATAAAGATTCTTGGGCGGATGCTGATAGCGACTACCCGAAGCGCACGGTGGAGCACATCAAAACCGTGCTGGAGGTCAGCGCTGTCGCGTTCCCCGCATACCCGCAGACAGACCTGCAGGCGGCATCCCAGGACGGAGCGCTGGACAGCGCACGGGCCTCGCTGGAGAGCGAGCGGACGCGGCTGAAGGAAGAGCGGGAGGCCAGAGAGGCCGAAGCAGCTGAGCAGGGGCGCCGGACGGCGGTTCTGGAGTGGCTGAAAAATTATCAGAAAGGGGAAAAGTGAGTATGGAATTCAACTTTTCCGAAATGACTCCGGAACAGCTGGAAGAGCGCAAAGCCACCGTGCTGACGGAGATGGAAGCGCCTGAGATGGGTGCAGATGAACTGGAGGGCCGGAAGGCTGAGATCATCGCGATCGACGCCGAGCTGGAAGCCCGCAAGGCTGCCGCCCAGAAGGCGGAAGAAGAGCGCAAGGCTGTGGAAGCCGGCGCTGGTGAAACAAAAGAAGAATTCAAACAGGAGGAAAAGAGAATGGAAATTTCCGAAATCCGTAATACGCCTGAGTACATCAACGCGTATGCCAACTACATCAAGACCGGCCGCGAGGACGAGTGCCGCACCGTGCTGCTGAGCAAGAACGCTTCCGCCGGCGGACAGCTGCCCGTTCCGGACATGCTGGAGAGCATCATCAAGACCGCGTGGGAGCGGAATGAGTTCCTGTCCCGCGTCCGCAAGACCTACTTCCGCGGCAACCTCCGCGTCCCGTTCGAGCTGAGCGCGACCGGCGCATGGGTGCACGCTGAAGGCACCACGGGCCTCACCGAAGAAGAGATCACCATCGGCATCGTGGAGCTGAAGCCCGAAAACATCAAGAAGTGGATCCGGATCTCCGACGAAGCCATCGACCTGGGCGGCGAGGATTTCCTGCGCTACATCTACGATGAAATCACCTACCGCATCCTGAAGGAACTGGTGTCCCAGCTGGTCGCTGACGTGACCTCCGCCAGCTCTTCCAACAGCACCGACGGTATCGGCGTCCCGGTCGTGAAAGTGGCCCCCGGCGTCATGGTCCTGGCGAACGCCGCCACCAACCTGAGCGAAGAAGCGACCGACCTGTGCGTGGTTATGAACCGTCTGACCGAGGCGAAGTTCAACACCGCCTACGCGTCCGGTCAGTTCGCCGTGGATCCCTTCGCGGGCTTCGCGAAGGTGTACTGCTCCGCCCTTCCCGCCTATGACGTCGCCAGCGAGAATGACTGCTACGCCATCGTGGGCGACCTGAAGGCCCTGCAGGTGAACTATCCCGCCGGTGAAGGCGTCGTCATCAAGTGGGACGACCTGAGCCTGGCCGAGGATGACCTGGTCAAGGTTGTCGGCCGTCAGTACGCTGGCCACGACATCACCGCTCCCGGCTGCCTGGTCAAGCTGACCAAGCCCGGCGCCTGATGAAGGTAAAACTGATTCAGGATTGTGCACCGTTCGGAAGGACCGGGGAGATCGTTGAGGTTTCCCCGGCCCATTTTGAATGGGTGACATCAATCGGATATGCCGTACCGGTGACGGAAGCCAGGGAGCGGGCGGAAGCACCGAAGGCAGAGAAACCTGCTGAGAAGCCTGTGGCGAAGCCTGCGGCGAAGAAGACAACCAAATCCTCCGCGAAAAAGTGAATACTCATGCGGATTTGAAAGGAAGCAATGAAACATGAAACTGATGATAGCTGTGCCAACCACAGACTATAACCACGCAGAGTTTACGCGCTGCCTGGGGAAGCTGTGTATTGAACTGGCCCAGAATGGGACGGACGTCGACCTGCAGGTGCAGAGCGGGACGCTGGTGTACATCGCCAGGAACCGGCTGGCGCGGAAAGCGATCGACCGCGGGTTTACCCACGTCCTCTGGCTGGACAGTGACATGACCTTCGGGCCGAACATCGTGGACGACCTGCTCTGGTGCGGGAAGGACATGGTGTGCGGGGCGTTTGTGAGCAGGCGCCCGCAGTACAGGCCCTGTGTGTATTCCGACATATCGGATCCCGGCAACATGAAGCCGGTGGAAACCTTCGGCACGGAACCCTTCCGGGTGGACGGCTGCGGGTTCGCCACGGTCCTGACAACGACGGAGCTGCTGAAGGCAGTCTGGGACAGGTTCGGAACCTGCTTCCGGCCGACGGAGGACTACGGCGAGGACATGGCCTTCTGCGACCGGGTGAAGAAGATCGGGCGCGAGATCTGGTGCGAGCCGACCGTGCGGCAGGGTCACCTGGCCATTGTGCCGGTGTATCCCGGTGAGCATCTCTTCGGAGGTGCTGAGGGATGATCCGTGTACTGATCGCCGCGCCGCTGCGGCAGGACCCGAAGATCTTCAGGGAATACCAGAAGGGGCTGGACAGCCTCATCATACCGGACGGCGTAGAAGTCGACCGGTTTTTTGTTGTGAACAACTGCGACGAGGTCGTGCAGGAGATCCGGGACGCTGAGTACGTTGTGATCAACACGGAAGACTCCATGATGTACCGCGACCATTTCTGGACGGGCGAGCTGATCAGCGGCATGTCCGGATACCGGAACCTGACGATCCGGAAGGCGCTGGAGGGCGGGTATGATTACCTGCTCAGCGTGGACACGGATCTGGTGCTGGAGCCGCACACCCTTGAATACCTGCTGAAGGCTGACAAGGACTGCGTGGCCGGGCTGTTCTGGACGAACGGCTGGAGCAACGCGTGGATGTACGACCAGTGCGACGTGAACAACCTGCCGGAATGGCATGTGCCAGGCACGTATCAGGTTGGCGGAACCGGGGCGCTGTTCCTGATCAAGCGGAAGGTACTGGAGGCGGGTGTTGACTACTCGCCGATCCCGAACCTGCGGAAAGCTGTGTTCGGCGAAGACAGGTACTTCTGCATCAGGGCGGTGTGCAACGGGTTCGAGATCTGGATCGACAGCCACTGCTACCCGGTACATCTTTACAAGGAACAGGACTACAGAAACTACATGGCGGGAGAGGTGAAACCATGTTTCAGGAAGTGAAAGACACGCTTCCGATCAGCGGCGACGATTACGACGCCCAGATCATTATGGAGATCAAAGCCTGTGCGCTTGACATGACCACATCGGCAGAGATCACGCTGCCGGGCACGATCGCGATCACGCGGACGCAGAGCCAGCAGGGTGTGTGGACGATTACGGACACGAGCACGCTGACGGACGAGCTGATCATCACGGCGATCTCCGTGTGGTGCAACATGCGGATCGGAAACCCGCCGAACTATGACAACCTGCTGAAGGCTTACGAAAGCCTGAAGGGCCAGCTGCGGCTCAGCAATTCCTACACACAGTACGGCGAGGTGACGGCGGAATGAGGATGATGACCAGCTGCGTGCTGATCTCCTTCAACCCGGACGCGCACGAGGTCGGCACGGATCCGGTCGCCACGCGGCGGACGGTGAAATGCCAGGAGCTCAGCCTGACACAGGCGGAGATCTACCAGGCCGGCGGCACGGGCCTCAACCCGGAGGCGAAGCTGCTGATCCCGTATGACAGGGACTACAAGGGCGAGCGGGCGCTGGAGTACCGCGGAGAACGCTGGACCGTCCTGAGGGAGGACCCCTACAAGGACTGGAACGGCGTGATCCTGACGATCCGGCGGGTGAAGGGCAACAGCAGCGAACCGGAGGACCCGGTTGTTCCGCCGACGCAGGCGGAAGCGCAGGAGGTGGGATAAATGCCGGAAGAGTATACCAGCCTGGTGACTGCCCTGAAGGCGCTGACCCAGGGCGAAAGCCCGGATCCTGTGGTGAAGCTGCCGATGGCGGAGGATGACTG